CGGTTGCAATTTCCGTACCCGTAGCAGCATTGCCAAGGTTTGTAATTGCAGCTGCTTGGATAACAGGTGTTGAGCCATGAAAAGCCAATTTGTCTGCTGCGGCACCGGCGATTTGCACGCCGTCTGTTGAGTCACCGGTAAACAGAAAATTGTCTGATTGGGTACTTGCTGGTCCTGGATTAGACATGATATGTTCCTTTTCTATTAAGCTGCTACGCGGCAGGCGAGTTCAGGGTAAAGCGGAGCCCAGCCGTATAAAACATCTAAACGGGTTGGGATGGAGTCGTTATTAATGGTGTATTGACGCACCACACGAATCGACAATCCGTTGTCCTTATCGCTTGCACGGCCTGCAAAATGTACGCCGTCAGGCAATTGTAGGTCGGCAGTAGCCAGGGTAAACGCATTGCGATGGAACACCAAGTTCTGCGGGCTGACAATACCAGTTTTGTTAAATGGTGTTACAGCTGCAGTTGCAGATGTGGTTGCCACGGTTACATTTTGGAATTGACCAGCAGTAATAATTGCAGGGCTAACGATAACAGTTGCTGAACCAGCACCAGTAATTGTTACATCGGCAGTTACTACAAAGTTACGCAATACATTACCACCGTAGGGCTGGCGGTTCTGTGGGTTGACTGCAAACACACCAGCAATCTGAATGGTATCGCCTTGCTTTAATACGGCATTAGCGGTAACAGCAGAAATAGTGATGGATGAAGTCTGAGCCCAGCCAGTTGTCAACGAACCTGTAAATGTTGAGGTATTCGTAGTCATTGTGGCCGTTGCGTAAGAACCATAGGTGTGGGACACGATGTTTTGGTCCATATACCAGTTCATACCAATGGTGTCGCGACCCATCATTCCCTTTTCATACTGGCCAGCAATGGAACCTTGGGGGTTAAATAAACCCTTTAAAGAACCAACAATACTAGCGCCGGTGAATGGGTCAACAACGCAAGAACGCTTACCGTCACGGGGAGCGCCTTCACCATCCAAAAATGCCTGGGCGGTCAAGAATGTTGCGATGTCAGATGGAACTACACCAGCTGTACCAACGGTATTAGCGGTGTTATCTACTGCCATTGTGGTGCCGTCAAAGTCAATTTTGTTGGCGATTGCTGCAATAGCGGGTTTTAGTACACGGTCCGAGAACATATCTAACGACAAAGACAAGTCTTGAGTCGTAAATTGTGTGTCCACATGGAACTGGGTACTGAGGGTTACTGGTGAGGAGGTCTCGTTAAAGTCCTCAACATTCAGCGCTGGGCCGGTTGTACCGATAAAACGACCTGGGCGGCGGACATTGACTGTGTTACCAATCTTTGCACCGACAACCGCAAACTGGTCATCATAGTTACGGTCTACACGACCAGTAAAGGTCAAACTGTTTTCCAAGACCATCAACGCCTCGTTGGTGATCATGGAGATGGTTAGCAAGTTATTTGCCATGGTAATTCTCCAAATTAATTTTAAAGTTACCCGTCATCGAATCTTCCCAGAGGCCCTTGCAGCTTTCCATTGCTGGTAGGTACCATGAAACTTACGGTCAGAATCCAACGCAATATCGCTAGGATTCCCACCGGCTTTCAACGGACTAATCGGTGCCGGAGCATTAGACTTCTTCGCAACAGGTTCTCTTACGCTCGGTTTAGCCGGTTCTGATTTCTCAAATTTAGCCTCTAAACGCCCGATGGCACGGAGTTGTGAGGTAATGGATTTTTCCGCTAACTCACGAGCAAAATCAGGATTTTCGGCCAAGTAATATAGGAGTTGTGGGCCTACATCACTCTCAATAATTGCATCGGTGACCGGTTGTGACACCGAGACATCGCTTGACGCAATCATTTCCTCGTAATCCGGCATATCTTGTTTCGCAACATCTAGTCGATCTTGGAACTTCTGCCGCATCCGCGACTGTTCCTCCTCAACCTTACGAGCAAGTTCTGCTTGATCCCGCTCCCGCATCTTTCGATCAGTAGTCCACTCGGCCAGAGCCTCAGCATACTCTAGAGCATCATTGAATTGCGCTGGGTCTGGTTTAGGGTCAGGTTCTTCCGATTTCGGCGGATTTAACTTGCCTTCCAAATCCTTAATACGCGCCTCAAGACCCTCACGAGCAGTACGCTCACGGTCCGCATCTTGGCGGGCTGCTTCGCGCTGCTTGGTCAGTTCCGAAAACCGCTTTTCAAGTTTCGGGTTGTGCTTCTTTTCACCTGCTACAGCCTCTGTCTCTGCCTCTGGTTCACTCCTGTCTTGCTCAACAACCGGCTCCGCATCCGCGGCCTCAGTTGGAGTTTCCTGACTAGCTAAACCAAGTTTTTGTGCATGAAACTCAGCTAAATTCTCACTTGTTACTATGTTACCAGCTTGTTTCCTTGCCGGTTCCTGTGCTACTTCTGCTTCTGACATGGATTAACTCCAAGAATAAACCCGATAAACCTATCGGTAGGTTAAATCTATTAGAAACTGTTTTTCAATAGTTGTCAACGAGGTCCCATCGGTACGCCAGGAATGGCCGGTTGTTCTAATGGCTGCGGTTGCATTTCTTGTGCAGCAAACTGCGCAATCATTTGGTCATCCATTGCGGGGTTAGTCATTGGCTCCTGGGCAATCGCCATCTCCTGCTGCAAGAATGGTGACTCATTCATATTGACTTCACTCTCCGCAAACGCAGCCACTTGGCCTTGTTCGGCATCTCTGCGATTCATTTCTTGTTGCAGGGCGCGTGAGTCCATGCCCTTTAATAACAGTTTGGTAATAGCGTCTAACTCAGTCCGGTTCTGGTCGGTAATCGACTTCATGTTGGTTTGGTTAACTTTTGCCTCGTTGATAGTCTCGGTGTTGTACGCCCTTGAGGTTACATCCATCAATTTGCGCTTAGTCTGGCCTTCTTCTTTCATTTTTTGCACATCGGTTTGGTGCTGCAAGTTCATGGTCAAGGCCGCAATCTGTTGCTGCATATCGGCAACCATCTTTTGGCTGGCCATCAACTGCATCTGGACCTGAGGCGGAATGTCTGCCTTTTCGTCAATCTGTGCCAATGGGTTCATTGCAGCTAGGCGGTCAGCAATCACATCTGCGCCTGGGAAGTCCATGTTGCGGAATATTAGGTCACCGGCAGCTTGGAATAGTTCAGGGTTGGCTTGGATTAGAGGAATCATCGACTCGACTGCCTCCTGGCGCTTGGATTGGTAGCCTGGGCCAGTATCCATATAAACATCGTATTCGCCCACGGTTACATCGTTTAATATCTTTTCTGCGCCTGATTCATCCACGGCCCGTTGGTTAATCGTTACCATTTCGGGCTGGTTGTCGTAGCCAATGATCCGCATGACCCGCTCTTTATCATAAATCTTAGGGATTAGGTCTAGGATGATCCGACCAGTTTGTTTAAGGGAGCGCGTCAAATTGTCGTAATAATGGAAGTTCGACATATCAATCTGCATCTGCTGGCCACGAATAGCCTTACCAGATTGATTGCCTTGCGCCATCATATTCGGGTCAAATATCCCAACTACGGTTTGCAAGTTATTAATCGCGCTTGTAGCCTCAATGATGCCGGCTGCGGGTGGTTCAGGTTGTAATCTAACGGGTACTGGCGCAGGCTGGCCCTCAATGTCTTTTTGCTTATAACGCAATACAGGCGTGGCCTTGATGTTAGCCAGGTTCCACTCATTCTCATGGCCCTCATCTTGGCCCTCTGCCAATAGCCACTTAGCCTTGGGCGCGAGAGCCACCGACTCAGTCAGGGCGGTGCGCCAGTAGTTGTACATCCGCTGCGGGTCTTTAGCCATGCGCACAATGCCATACTTCTTGCGCTTATCGTCAATCGTCAGCTGTTGGCCATAGACCGGGACTATTGGAATATGCTTACCCATCCATGTGGATTCTTCAAGGATTTCTAAGCCGGTTAACTTAGCCCACTTGATGGTCTTGCGCATTGTTTCACGCTCGGCCACCACTTCAATGCCGGCTGCCATCATCATTTCTGCGCTTGGTGCCTCATCTTTATAGACTTGCGTACTATCGGAAAGCATGAGCAATTTGGTCTTTTTGCGCTCGGTATACCACCATTCAGCAATTCGAATGTCATCCTTCATAACCCAATCCGCGTCTGCGTCCCCAGTTCCACGCATATTGAAGTTACCGCCATCGTCTGCGTTTGGGTATTCGGCCCTAAATTCCTTTTTGCTCATTACCTCAGTAATTAAGCAAGACTCAGCATCCGAGCCGTCTGGCATCTGACTGTTAGGGTCTAAGTAAACAGTAAATGGGTTAACAATCGGTTTAATGTAGATTTCTTGGTCAAACGAATCTTCCCGTACATAGTCAGTAACAACACGCCAGTAACCCCAACCCATGCGCACGGCAAACTCAAAGGCCGTATCGTAAGCGGTGTCTGCGTCCGAGTTGACCTCAATATGCTTAAAAATGCCCGTTAGGATGTCAGCGACTTTGGCGTTGGCAGCTGAGTTCATTGAGTGCGCTTTCATGCGGGGTCTTGCTTGGCGCTGCTGGTTACAGACCTGGCGGATAAAGCCATCTAGCTTATTAATGGTTAGGCAAGGTCTAGCCTCTAGGTTTCTAGAGTTCTGTACCTCAACAGGCCATTGGTCACCGGAAGAAAATTTAAGGTCGTCCAGGGCATCCTGTCGGTTGTAAGAGTCCGC